CGTAGCGGGGCCGACGCGCTTGAGGACTCAGAGGTCCAGGTCGTCGATGTCCAGGGCGTCCACGTCGAGCTCAACGGCGTCCTCCACCGTAGCGTCGAGCTCAGACTTGGCCGGCTCGGCTGGGTCGGGGGTCTCCTCGACCTCGTCAGCCATCGGGTCGGCCTCAGGCTCGGCCTTGGCCGGCTTGGTGGCGCGAAGGTACTCGCGCACCTCGGACTTGACCTTACCGTTGTAAGGCTCGCCGTCCTCCACGACGATGTCCACGGGGCGGCCGATGAGGCTGCGCGGGTTAAGGGCGATCTTCTTCTTGGCGATCTTGACTCCGAGGGCCTGAAGGAAGGCGGCGGAGCGGAACATGGCCTTCTCCGTCT